CTGTTGCAAAGAAAAAATAATCTGCTAGACTCTTAGCAGCATAAGGCTACCCAGGGGTATAGACCCCTGGCCCCAACATAAGGATACCATAATGGCCCAACTCGATACTGTTAAAACCCCTAAGACTGCTGGCTACATTGACCGTGGCTACAACTATGCAAAAAAGAAAATGCTTCTTGAGCAAGAAGAAAAAGAGATTGCTCGTCTAGAGGCCCAGCAGAGGGGTGAGACCCTTGAAGAAGAAACCGAGGAATCCGATAGCGAGGGTGCTGAGGCAACCCAAGTTCAGGAAGCAAGTCATACCCAACAAGAAGAGGCCGACTCGGAAGTTGAAGCACAGGAAGATGACTCTAACCTAGACCCTGAGGAAAAATCTTTCAAGAAGCGGTATGGTGATCTTCGTCGCCACATGCAGCAGAAAGAGAAAGAGTGGCAGGACCGCCTAGAAGCTCTTGAGGGTCGAGCAAAGACTCAGAACATTATCCCACCCAAGTCTGATGAAGACATTGAGAAGTGGGCCAAGAAGTATCCTGATGTTGCTGGCATTGTTGAAACGATTGCCGCTAAAAAAGCACAGGAACTGTTTAAGACTGCAGAGTCTCGACTCGCTGAGTTTGACAAGGTGCAGTCTGAAGCTACTCGCACAAGAGCAGAGAACCAGATTCGGGATTCCCACCCCGACTTTGACAAGCTTCGTGCAAGTGATGAGTTCCATGACTGGGCAGATGCTCAACCCAAGTGGGTTCAGGATGCCCTGTATGAGAATGCAGACGATCCTGCTTCCGTTGTCCGTGTGATTGACCTCTACAAAGTAGACAAGGGTCTTAATCCCGCAGCAAAGAAGCAGACTGCAAAGGATGCTGCCTCGGTGGTCAACCGCAAGACCTCGAAGGCAAACATAGATCCTGATGACTCCTCGAACTACATCAAGGAGTCTCAGGTAGCTAAGATGTCGGCAGACGAGTTTGAGAAACGCTCTGACGAGATCAACCAGGCAATCCGCTCTGGAAAATTTGTGTACGATATTTCTGGTAGAGCAAGATAAGTGTTGACAACTGTTTTGTTCTGAGTATAACTAGGCAGCAGTAGTCAAGAGCCTCCCCTTGGGGATTACCTCTGACTACTCTGCTTTCCAAAAGCCTAAACGACAAGTAAGAACTACCTGGACCAGTACAGGCCCGTATACGCTACAAGCTATAACTGATCATTATATGCTGTAGGCTATACGCACCCTAGAACGGACAGCCTCTTGATTGTGATGTTTAGCTTCTCATCAAAGCCAAACTATCATAGGAGGATATAACATGGCTTTTCAATCCGCTGCAGGTTGGGGTAACCTGCCCAACGGGAACTTCTCGTCGGTAATCTACTCCAAGAAGGTGCAGCTTGCACTCCGCAAGTCCACCGTTGTTGGCGACATCACCAACTCTGACTACTTCGGTGAGATCGCTGCTCAGGGCGACACCGTCCGCATCATCAAAGAGCCTGAAATCTCGGTCTCGTCCTACGCTCGTGGTACGCAGATCACCGCTCAGGATCTGGATGACGAAGACTTCTCGCTCGTTATCGACAAGTCGAACTACTTCGCATTCAAAGTCGATGACATTGAAGAAGCACACTCGCATGTGAACTTCATGGATCTGGCAACGGATCGTGCTGCTTATCGTCTGGCTGACCAGTACGACCAGGAAGTCCTGGGCTACCTGTCGGGCTACAAGCAGGGTGCTCTCCACGCAAACGCCAATGCTGTCAATGACATTGTCAACGGCACCAAGGCTGTGGACACCGCTGGTTCGGACGAACTGCTTGCTTCGATGAAGCTCAAGAAGGGTGACTTCGGCAACATCGCAACGACCTCGGCTGGTGATCACTCGATCCCCGTCGCTGCTCGTCTGCCTGGTGCCACTGCCCTGCCCACCGCCTACGTTTCGCCTGTCATGCTGATCAACCGCATGGGTCGTCTTCTTGACCAGCAGAACGTGGACAAGCAGGGCCGCTGGGTTGTGATCGACCCGATCATGATGGAAATCCTGATGGACGAAGACAGCCGTTTCCTGAACGCTGACTTCGGTGACTCGGGTGCTCTCCGTAATGGTCTGGCACTGACCAACTGGAACGGCTTCCGTGTGTACGTCTCCAACAACCTGCCGAAGGTTGGTGGCGGTGCTGGCACCACGGGTACTGCAAACCAGAACACCGACTATGGTGTTATCGTCGCTGGCCACGAGTCGGCTGTTGCAACTGCAGAGCAGATCAACAAGACCGAGACCTATCGTGACCCCGACTCGTTCGCAGACATCGTTCGTGGTATGCACCTGTACGGTCGCAAGATTCTTCGTCCCGAAGCTCTTGTGACAGCAAAATATAACCTTGCCTAGTAACTATTTGATATGATTGAAAAAACTCCCCACGACCATCCAGCACGTAAAGCACGTAACTGTATAAGTTGTGGGGAGTTCAAGCAGGCTGATCAATTTTCTTGCTACAGGGCTAAAAGATCCTACGGGGGCTACCAGGCAGTAAGAAGTTGTAAAGAGTGTGAGACGCATCGAAAACTCGTATCACACTTGAAGAATACTTATGATCTTGATTACGAAGACTATCTTAGGATGGTTGAAGAACAAGACAATAAGTGTTATCTATGCGGGGAGAGTCCTTCTGATGTCTACGGCAGATTGGTTGTAGACCACTGCCACAAGACAGGCAAGGTTAGAAAGCTCCTTTGTAGAATGTGCAATGTACATCTTTCCCGTATAGAAGCCTGCCCAGACTACTTCAATCGTGTCAAAGATTACTTATCAGATAGCTAACATAGGAGATACATATCATGGCTACTGTTACCACTCTCGCAGGTGGCGCAACCGCAGGCCGTACGGCTGGTTCCGTTCCCTACCTCGTCAGCGTGAACATTGACTTCGCTGCTGCTGCAACTGCTAAGGGTTCGGCCCTGGCTGCTGCAGACATCATCGAAGCACTCAACGTTCCCGCAAACACCGTCGCTCTGACCGCTGGCATTGAAGTCGTTACGGCTCTTGCTGGTGAGTCGGCAGACACCCGTCTTCTGTTGGGTGTCACTGGCGGTGACGTTGATGCCTTCGTCGCTTCGTGGGACGCAACTGCTGCTGCTGCTGGTGCTTATGCTCCTGCTGCTGCAACGGTCCCCGTTGTGTTCGGTTCGGCTGACACCATTGATCTGGAAATCGACGCAGCCACGACTGCACCCACTGGTGGTGTTGTCCGTGTCTGGGCCGTTCTGATGGATGTTGATGGCCGCTACGGCGCAGCCGAAGTTGATCGTGATCAACTCGCATAAGTAATAGGAGGGGGCTGCTTTCGGGTGGCCCCCACTACCACATGAGGGTACTTCATTCTAAGAAAAAAGTTGAAGGCTTTGAGCACAGAATTTTTTCTTTGACTGACGTATACTGGAAACTGGATGAGGCTGCAGTCCTCGATCATAAGTTTCGGAAAGCACTGGCTAAGTCCCTAGACGAACAGGGGATGATGTGGCCACCCATAGTCTGGAGTCAGGAAACTTTCCTAACTTATCTGGAAGAGGGTGGTAGGAGACACGACCCCTCTAAGTCTATAGATATTGATCTGGACTACAGAGTTGCAATAGGGAACAACAGGTTCTACTACGCAGAACAGAATGGCTACACCCACATTGAATGCGTCATGGCTGGAGTGTGGCAGGATCGGGACACCATCCTGGCTCAGACTGAGATGGAATACAGGAAGGACTACTAGACATGGCTATCACAACGGCAATGTGTACAAGCTTCAAGCAGGAGTTGCTTGGTGGTACTCATGACTTGGATACCGACAGCATCAAGCTTGCACTGATTAAGGCTGCACCTGCTGGCACGTATGGTGCTGCTACGACGAATTACTCTGATGTAACTGGTAACTCAGATGAAGCCAGTGGCACCAACTACACTACAGGTGGTCAGGTACTTGATGGGGCCACCATCTCTGTGACTGGCACCACAGCAATCGTTGACTTCACTGACGAAGTCTTTGCTGATGTGACTGTGTCTACGGATGGTTGTATCATCTACAATGCCTCTAAGTCAAACCGTGCTATTGCTGTGATTGACTTTGGTGGTACTGTCAGCGCCACTGCTGGTGACTTGACGATTGAGTTCCCTACTGCGGATGCTTCTAACGCTGTGATCCGCATCGCCTAATAGAAGGTAGCGGCTATGGCTGTCACTGTCAATGCAGCAGTCTATGGTGTAGCAGTATATGGTGTTGCCAGATACGGCAAGATCATTGTCAGCAACCTAGACCAGGCAGTAGCCACTGGCCAAGTAAATGCAGTACAGGTTAATCTTTCTGTAACACTTGCAAGCGTATCTGCCACTGGTTCTGTAGAAAGCCTGACTGCTGGTGGTTTTGAAGTAGACATCTCTGAGAAGGTTTCCACTGGTGTTCTTGCTACAGGTCAAGTCTCTGCAGTACAGGTTAATGTCGTTGAGTCTGTAACTGGTGTCTCTGCTGCCTTTACTCTGAATGGTGAGGGTATTAGTGTCAGATCTGTCAATAGAGTCCCTGTAATTGGTGTCTCTGCCACAGGCTCTGTTGAAGCTGTACAAGAGAATGTCAGTGAGAAACTTGGGTCTGTATCTGGTACAGCAAGTGTCAGCCCAGTCCAAGTTAATGTCACTGAGATACTGGGTTCTGTTGCAGCCACTGGCAGTATCGGCACACTGGCACTCAGCAACACTGTTACTCCCACAGGTGTTCAGGCACAGGGTTTTGTCAACAGGGTTGAACCTAAGACAAGTGAAGTTCTTGGCAGTGTAAGTGCAACAGGCTTTGTCGGTAGTCTTAAAGTCAGTACGACTGCAGGCATCACCTCTGTTGGTATGACAGGCTCTGTGACAGCGACAACTCAGACTGCCGTAGTGTTCAACTTTGAGGCAGTTAAAGAGACCTACAGTAGGCAGAGAACCATCTACCTTTCGAGGGCTGCATAATGGCCACAACCAGTGCAGAAAGAACTGTCAGAATTGCTGCTGAGAATAGAATGATTCTTGTAGTTGACTTCTCTCAGAATCGCAGGGTCTACATCCCCAAAGAGAACAGAACAGTTATTGTTGTTGATCGCAGGACAACATCTGCAGATCGCACAGTAAACCTAACATAGGATGCCTAGATGAGCTACCGTTGGCCGAATAAAGACCCTGATGAGACCCTCGACTACAGCATTGACTGGTCGAGGTTCTTGGGTACAGGTGTTACTATCTCTTCTGCTCAGTGGTTTGTTGATGACGCTTCTGGGGTTAAGACTGCCATCAACGCAGGACAGACTGTAAACAGCATCCAGAATGTAGCCCAGACCAACAACGCCACTGTTGCCACAATCAACATTGGTAGTGGCACAAACAATATAGAGTACAAGTTCTACTGCAGGATTACAGACAGTTCTGGTAGCCAGGCAGAGAGAGTTGTCAAACTGCGGATCAAGGAGAGATAAATGGCGTATGACTTCCTTGGCCTTGTAAATGACATCAACAAAAGACTTAATGAAGTTGAGTTGACCTCTGCTAACTTTGCTACTGTCACTGGCTTCTACAGTGCAGCAAAAGACTCTGTTAATGCCTCACTGCGTTACATCAATCAGGCTGCATTTGAGTGGCCGTTCAATCATGTCGAGCAGGAGGATGTGCTGACTGCTGGCGAGATTCGCTATGGTTATCCTGCTGACACCAAGACGGTTGACTTTGACTCCTTCAGAATCAAACGGTCTTCTACTTTTAATAATGAAACACAGAAGCTGAAGATTATTTCCTACGAAGAATACCTAGATAGATACGTAGATGATGAGTACAACACCAGCAACACTGGCATTCGTACTATTCCTCGCCTAGTCTTCCGCACTCCCAATCAGGGCTTTGGTGTGTATCCTGCACCTGACAATGCTTATGAGTTGGTATACGAATACTACAGACTGCCTGTTGACCTTATTGGTGCTACAGACGTTCCCAGCATTCCTGAGCAGTTCCGTTATGTGATTATTGACGGTGCAATGTACCACGCATACTTGTTCCGTGGTAACACTCAGGATGCAACCATTCAGTTTCAGAAGTTTGAGGAGGGGATCAAGGACATGAGAACCCTCTACATCAACAGGTATGACTACGTAAGAGACACCCGTGTTATGGGTAGTTCCTCCTTCAGCCCCAGAGTTGCTTGATGCCTACACAGTGGCAGACATTTCCTGTTGAGATGCGGGGCGGGTTGATTACCAATGTCAGCCCCCTGCAGCAGGGTATCAACTTTCCTGGGTCTGCACGATCCCTGATTAACTTTGAGCCTTCCATTGAGGGTGGCTATCGTCGCATCGAGGGCTACAATAAGTTTGATGAAGATCCTGTTCCGCTGTATGGTGAGCCTCTGGTTCAGGGTAGCGGCCAGACTGGTACGTCTCTTGTTATTGCCAACATCTTTGCTACTCCTGTAAATGGTGATACTCTTACGATCACTGGTGTGACTGGTACATACACAGTGTCTGCAGTAACCTTTGACTCCAACGCAAAGACTGCAACACTCACTCTGTCTACGTCTTTGGCTACCTCTCCTGCAGACAAGGCAGCAGTCACTTTTACAAACAACACAGTAGACCTGATTGAAGGTATTATCTACTTCAAGCAGAAGGCTGTTGCATACCGTAATGCAGACTTGTGGGAGTCATCTGGTACAGGCTGGACTAGAATCAACACACCTGACTACGGTACTGTTCTTGTGGATGGTGGTAGCCAGACTGGTACAACTCTCAATGTTGATGGCCTGACTGGTATCCCTCAGATTGGTGACACGTTTAGTGTTGCTGGTATTGAGAAGGTCTACACGATTACTGGTGCAGTCACTGTGACTGGTGGTGATGCAGCATTGACCATTAGCCCTGCACTGGCTACCTCCCCTGCAGACAATGCTGTTGTAACACTCCTAAGTACAGACCGTAGTGTTGGTGGTAAGCATCGCTTTGTGAGATACAACTTTACTGGTAGTTCTCGTATCATGGGTGTTGATGGAACCAATGCACCCTTTAGGTATGACGGTACAACCTTTACAGTCTTGGATGCAGCACCTGCTGATGTTGTTGGTTCTGACCACGTAGCAGAGTTTAAGAGCCACCTCTTCTTCTCTAAGGGCAACCAGCTTGTCTTTACTGCACCCTACACAGACTCTGACTTTAGTGCTGCGAATGGTGCTGGTGTAATCACCATACCCCACAGAATCACTGGTCTAATTGTTTTCCGTGAGCAGTTGATCATCTTCAGCACAAGCAAGATCCACAGACTTGTAGGAAACACTATTTCTGACTTTACTCTTCAGCCGATTTCTCTTGACATTGGTTGCGTAAGAGAGGATACTATACAGGAAGTTGGTGGTGACATTGCATTCCTTGGGCCTGATGGTGTTAGGCTTCTGAGTGCAACTGATCGCATTGGTGACTTTGGTTTGGCTGTTGCATCTAGACCTATCCAGTCTGAGGCTAACAGAGTTGTCAGTGCAAACACTAGCTTTGCATCCTGTGTTATTAGATCTAAGAACCAGTATCGCATGTTTGGCTATTCTGCCAGTGCGACAGAGGATTCTGCTGCAGGTATTCTAGCTACACAGTTTGCAGACCAGACTGCTCAGGGTATGGCATGGGCCGAGACTCGTGGCATACTGGTGTATGTTGCAGACAGTGTGTACTCCAATGAAGCTCAGGGTGAAGTTGTCATCTTTGCCAACAGGAATGGTTACGTATACAGAATGGAGTCAGGCAACAGCTTTGATGGTAATGCAATTCCAGCATTCTACTCCACACCCTTCTTTTCTGTGTCTGATCCAAGGCTAAGGAAGACATTCTACAAGCTGACAACCTATCTGGACCCTGAGGGGTCTATCACAGGCTCAGTGACACCCAAGCTAGACTTTGATGAACCTAACCTTGCTCAACCCCAGCCAATCGGGCTGACGAATACGACAGGGGTTGCAGCGTTCTACGGGGTTAGCACATTCGGTACAGGGATATTCGGGGGCAAACTAAGGTATGCTTTCAACAGTCAACTCGTAGGTTCTGGTTTTACATTCAGCCTTCAGTACACCTTTGAAAGCACAGACCCTCCATTTTCACTCGACGCAGTCACCATTGAATTTGCGACAAACGACAGGCAGTAAGGAACTCTCTAATGGGCACAGGTTACACTCGTAACGATACCGTCAATAACATTGCAGATGGTAACATCATCAATGCTTCTGATTTGGATGGTGAATTTGATGCCCTCCAATCAGCCTTTGATGCAGCTACTGGACACACACATGATGGCACAACTGGTGAGGGCGCACCCATTGAGGTGACTGGCCCTGCACAGGAGTATGTGTCCACAGGCACAGAGCTTCGCCCTAAGGCAAATAACACCTATGACTTGGGTAGTGCATCCAACCAGTGGAAAGACTTGTACGTAGACGGTACAGCCAACCTTGACACTGTAGACATTGACGCTGGTAACATTGATGGTACGGTCATTGGTGCAGCCACACCTGCTGCTGGCACGTTTACCACTGCTGCTGCTACGACTGGTAACATCACCACTGTAAATGCTACTACGGTAGACACGACTAATATCGAAGTGACAAACATCAAAGCTAAGGATGGCACTGCTGCAGGTTCTATTGCAGACAGCACTGGTGTTGTTACTCTGGCTTCGTCTGTGCTGACGACCACTGACATTAATGGTGGCACGATTGACGGTGCAACTATTGCCACCTCTGACATTACTGTTGGTACTGGCAAGACACTTAATGTGTCGTCTGGCACCCTGACACTTGCCAATGACCAGATCAGCGGTGACAAGGTTGAGGGTGGCACAATCAATGCCATCACAATTAACACACTAGGTTCCACTACAGGCAACATCACCACAGTCAATGCCACGACTGTTGACAGCACGAACCTCGAAGTCACCAACATCAAAGCCAAGGATGGCACTGCGTCTGCCACGATTGCTGACAGCACTGGCGTAATGACGATTGCATCTTCGGTGTTGACGACAGCCGACATCAACGGCGGCACCATCGACGGCACTGTGATCGGCGGCAGCACCCCTGCGGCTATTAGTGGGACGACCATCACTGGCACCAGCTTTGTGTCGTCTGGCAACATGACTTTTGGCGACGGAGACAGTGCCTTCTTTGGTGATAGCAATGATTTGCAGATCGTCCACAATGGGTCACACAGCTACATCGCAGATAGCGGAACGGGCAATCTGTATATTCAAACCACTGCTGGTTTAATCGTTCAAAATAGCACTGGCACCGAAACTATGGCGACATTCACGGAGAATGGCGCAGTTCAACTTTACTACGACAACGCAACAAAACTCGCCACCACCGCCACAGGTATAGATGTCACTGGCACGATCACCAGCGATGGGCTGACTGTGGGGGGTGATGCACTATTCACAACGGGAACTGCAATAACTCTTTTAAGTAGAGATTTAAACACAATCCGATGGGATGATGGCGTTGGCTCCCCTAATGGAACTATTAACGCTTCAATATCCAGTGATACTTCACCTGCTTTAATTTTCTCCACTCGAATCAGTGGTAGTTCACCTACGGAGCGTGTCAGGATCGACAGCAGCGGGAACGTGGGGATTGGGACCAGCAGTCCTGCGGTTAAATTGGATATAGCGGGTGCATCGGTAAGTACTCCTGCCTTAATCCTTAGAGGAGACGCAGGCACAGGAAATAGCGGCGGCCTTGCGCTTTACAATTCATCCACAGATGCAAACCAAAGAAATTGGTATCTTGTAGGGAACTCAAGCTCCTATGGTGATTTTGCTATTCGTCAAGGAGCATCTCAAGGAAGCGACCCCACAAGCGGAACAAATAGATTTTATATAGCTAATAGCGGGAACGTGGGGATTGGGACGAGTAGTCCTAGTTCTCCGTTGGATATTGAGTCATCAGTGTCTAGTGCTGAAATTAGCCTAAACCACACTGGATCGGGCGGGCGTGATTATCGTATTGGCTCAACTGGAACTGGATACGGCTCTGCGGGCAATCTTATTGTGTATGATGCCACGGCTAGTTCTGAACGCATGCGCCTTGATTCGTCGGGCAATTTGCTTGTGGGGGCTACTGCACACCAAGCAAGCGCAAGTTCTGGCAGCGGTGGGCAGTTTATAGGTACTGCGGGGAGCTTCGCTGCGTTTGCTCGAAGTGGAGACGTTCCGTTATATCTGAACCGCATATCTACAGGCGGAGACATTGTTCAGTTCCGCAGAAACGGCACCACTGTGGGGAGTATTGGGGTTTCTGCTGCAAATGAACTAACAATATCTAGCCAGTGGACAGATATGTTTTCTGGCAGCGGAGTGGCTCTTGCCCCATTAAATGCAGATGATGCTACGGCTGACCTTGGTTCTTCTAGTGGACGATTCAAAAACCTCTACCTCTCTGGCGGCGTCTACCTCGGCGGCACGACTTCGGCTAACCTGCTGGATGACTATGAGGAGGGGACTTGGACGCCTACTTTGACTGCTGCATCTAACTGTAGCGGACTTTCTTTGGCATATGCATGGTATGTCAGAATTGGCAACATGGTGTTTTATAGCATTTCTGGGGGTGTAACTGTCACCTCCTCTAACACTATGACGACCTTTACTTTTACCCAAGCATTTACACAAGCAGTTCAAGCTGAGCCGCAGGGCGGCAGCGCCGTTATTGAGGGGCCAAGTCCTTTCCCCTATGCGGCAGGAACTGCTTTTAATAGCAGTGCTGGTAATAGCAATGGCTTTGCTGCCTTCGGCGCTTCCGCTGTTGATTTTAACGGTGCAAGTTTTTTTAGCATCACAGGCTCCTTTAGAGCCGCTTAACTTATCTGCTTCGGACGATGCAGACGGACAATGAAAGGAGCCTGACATGGCACTTACAGAACGCACCGCAGACGACAAGATCGAGATCGTCGGGGACTACAAGCACATCCAAGTGCGCCAAGCGACCATCATCGAGCGTGATGGCGTCGAGATCAGCCGCAGCTTCCACCGCCGTGTGGTAGGCCCGCTGGACGATGTGTCTGGCGAAACGGATGAGATTAAGGCACTGGCCGCTGTGGTTCACACAACAGAGGTCAAAGCTGCGTATCAGGCGCATCTAGATAGTCAGCAACCATAACCCGCAACGCAGTGAGGACATTGCGAAGCAATAACAAGAAAGGAGATCACGATGGCAAAAGAAAAGACACCCATCACGATCAACGATACAGACTACTTCGTCGAGGACATGACGGAGCAACAGCAGGCGATGATTAACCATGTCGCTGATCTGGACCGCAAGATTAGGTCTTCGCAGTTCAACCTTGACCAACTGACTGTAGGCCGTGAAGCCTTCGTCAACATGCTGACCGCCTCTTTGGCAAATGAAACGGAGACTGAATAATGGCTATCGAATACACTTGGACCATCGCCACCTGCGAACACGAAGTAGCAACGGGCGGAATTACCGTAGCACACTGGCGTGTTTCTGCCGTTGATGGCGACTACACCGCCTCTGCATACGGCACCGCAGGCTTCACCCCTGATCCTGATGCCGCAGGGTTCGTCCCCTATGCTGACCTGACCGAAGCTGACGTTCTGGCTTGGGTCTATGCCAGCGTGGACAAAGACGAAATGGAAGCCAACCTCGCAAAGCAGATCGAGGACCAGAAGGCTCCTGCTACACAGTCTGGCCTGCCTTGGGCAGCAGAATAACCACAACTTGAAAGGAGATCACGATGGCCGAGAAACAAACACAGACCATCACGATCAACGACCGTGACTACACCGAGGACCAACTGACCGACCAGCAGAAGGTCATCATCAATCACGTTGCTGATCTGGACCGCAAGATCAGGTCTGCGCAGTTTAATCTGGATCAGTTGACCGTGGGCCGTGATGCGTTTATGCAGATGCTGAATGCGTCTTTGGTAGAGTCTGCTGAAGAGTGACAAGAATTGTTACTAGCGGAGAGGCTCTGGAGGATGCTTTGCAAGTCTTCAGAGCCTCACCTGCACACACTAAGTATAATGTAAATGACATATATATATACCTTCAACTACCCATACAGTATCGGACTATACAGATCTACTACGAAGATCAGAAACCTGTAGGCCTTATTACTTGGTGTTGGTTGCTGAAAGAGGATGCTGACTTGTTCCTCAAGGACAAGTACCACCCCACCCCAGGCGACTACAGACTAGATGATCCTGTCTCTAGAGAGTTGTGGGGGATGGAGTTTATAGCTCCCTATGGTCACACAAAACAAATGATGCGCTCCATCAAGCAGAAGATTGAGGAACGCTATGGACCCCAGGATGTTAACTGGCGCAGGTTCCACTCAAGAAATACAAGAAGGACTAAGAGGTTTAAAGCATGAGCATCTACAATCCCTTTATGCCTACTACCAGTTTTCTGGCTCGTGCAACCCTCGGTGGCGGCGGGGGTGATGGTGACTCTGGTGGTGGTGGCGGTGGTCCGCTTGGCTTACCTGCAGACACCAGCCCCCCTACCAGTATTAGTGGATCTTTTAGTCAGGACAAGGCTGAAACAGATGCTAAAACTGCTGCAGCCAATCAACAGTATGGGGGTGGCTACCAGACAGCTACCACTTTCAGTGATGGTAAGCAAGGCTACTCTACTATTCAGACCCCTGTTTCTGGTGGTAGTGATGATAGACCTGAACCTGCTCCTGTTGCACCAGTACCCTTAACTCCTACTCCCCTTCCTACCCCACCTGTTCAGCCTGAGCCTACTCCTGTAGCTCCTCCACCTCCTGTAGCTCCACCTCCTGTAGCTCCCCCTCCCACTGCAGAACCTACTCCTTATACACCCCCTCCTCCCCCCACGCTGCCTGACCGTATCCCCGAGACAACCCTTGAGGATGCGATTATTGCTGATATTGTTAAGCCTACATATGGAGACAGAGGCCCACAAGGACTTCAGGGAGAGACTGGAGATAAGGGTCTTCAGGGACTTCAAGGAGATGTTGGAGATAAAGGTCTTCAGGGAGAGGTTGGAGACAGAGGACTTCAGGGTGACACAGGTGGTCGTGGCCTAATGGGCAGGCAGGGGGAAAGAGGTCAGGCAGGTTCTGATGGCCCTGCTGCAGCTACTTTCAGTACCCCCCTGCAAACAGCAGGCATGTCTGCAGTACCTGACCAGATCATCACCAGACCCAACTACACTGGCACAACAATGGCAAACATCACTCTGCCTTCGCAGGGTCAACAGACTGTTGGCAATGTGATGTATGGGAATGACCTTGGTCAGACTATCCTGATCACAGAAATCAACGGTCAGCCTGCAACCTATGTCCCCCCTGGGTTCAGAAGAATGTCTGGGCAGCCTCAGACTCCTCCTGTCGCAGGCTTCAATGAGGGTGGTTCCGTGGAAGAAGACCGTGGTGTAGATGCCATGTACCGCATGGCCACCCAGTTCCTTGGCTACCGTGGACCAAAGACTCGCAAGGGTCTTGAAGAGTTTGCCAAGTCCAGCCCTGGTGCTGCATCCAAGATGAGAGCATACTTGACTGGTATGGCCAAGGGTGGTCTTGTGAGTGAGGCTGTAGTTAAGGGCTACCAGGAGGGTGGTCTTGTCCCTGGTCAGTTGACTGAGTCTCAGCTTGCAGGTATGTCTGGCAACCTGATGACCCAGACCCTCCAGCCTGTTCAGGCACCTGTTGCCATGATCAGACCTGAGGCTCAAGACTTTATTGCCCCCACCGCTGGTCAGACTGTACCCCAGGCACCGATGGCAGAAGTTGCAACCACTGGTACTGTTCAACAGGCTCAGGCTCCTCAGGTTATGACTCCTGCCAGCATACAGGCTGTTGTTGCTGCACCACAGGTTTCTGCTGAGTCTGCAAGACTCCAGGCTGCTCAGGGTCAGGTGTCTCAGCAGGCACAGGTTCAGGCTGCACAACAGGCTGGCAGTGCAGTTACTGGTCTTCAGGCTGCTCAGGGTACTGCAATCCTAATGGACAACCCTGTCCAGAGACAGATCCAGGATGGGGAGTTGATTACTGGTGCTGCTGATGCTGCTAAGGCTGCATCCTTTGCAGAGCAGGTTCAGGCTGCAGAAGCCACCCCCTCCAAGCAGGCTACTGTACAGGGTCAACTCGAAGGCCTGATGACTCAGTTCGAGGGTGGTGCTACTCCCTCCTGGGCTGCAGGGGCTATGAGGGCAGCTACGGCCACGATGGCTGCTAGGGGTCTGGGTGCATCCAGTATGGCTGGTCAGGCACTCATTCAGGCTGCTATGGAGTCTGCACTGCCTATTGCTGCAGCAGATGCTCAGACTGTTGCTCAGTTTGAAGTTCAGAACTTGTCAAACAGACAACAACGTGCTATGCTTGCTGCACAACAGCGGGCTGCTTTTATCGGTCAGGAGTTTGATCAAAACTTCCAGGCACGAGTAGCAAATGCTTCTCGTATTGCTGATGTGGCAAACATGAACTTCACTGCTGAACAGCAGGTAGCTCTTGAGAACAGCCGCATTGCCAACACAACCAACCTGCAGAACCTGAACAACCGTCAGGCTAAGGTGATGGCAGAGGCTGCTGCACTAGCAAACCTCGACATCTCAAATCTGAACAATCGTCAGCAGGCTGCTGTTCAGAATGCTCAGAACTTCCTGCAGATGGATCTGACTAATCTGAACAATGAACAACAGACTGGTCTGTTTAGGGCACAGCAGAACATTCAGGCGTTGTTCACTGACCAGGCTGCACAGAATGCTGCGCTCCAGTTCAATGCTGCAAGTGAGAACCAGACAAACCAGTTCTTCTCGAACCTCGGTGCTCAGGTTTCTCAGTTTAATGCTACACAGCAGAATGCAATGGACCAGTTCAATGTGAACTCGGTCAATGCAATGAGACAGTTTAACTCTGAGGTTCAACAACAGAGAGACCTATTCAATGCTCAGAATGGTCTTGTGGTTGCTCAGGCAAATGCACAGTGGAGACAGAACATCGCCACCCTCAATACCGCTACACAGAACCAGTCGAACATGGACTTTGCAAAAACCATCAATGCTCTCACCTCTACCAACCTGGATCAGATCTGGCAGAGGGAGCGGGACATTATGAGCTACAGCTTTACTCAGTCTGAGACTGCTAAGGACAGAGCCTTGAACATCCTTTTGGCTGACAAAGACCTTGGAGCCTACAGAGAGAAGATGGCAGCGGATGAGTCCAACGCAATGTGGGCAGTTGGTGCAAAACTCTTGTTTGGAATCTGAGGATAGATAATGTACAAGACCCTGTATGATAATGCTAAGACTCTGGCTGACCGTATTCAAGCGGGCGAGGTTAAGTCTTCTGTAAAGATGGCGAGACAGCCTGGTGAAGGTCTTATGAGAAGAAGTATGGTAGAGTCTGACGAACAGAGCGATGACATGCTAACTACCCTTTCTCGATACCTAAATGACATTAGGGCTGAAGCCACACCTGAACTTGTTAGACCTGTGTCTCGTGCAGAGGGTCTTGGGATTACTGGATTTGAAACCTCAGGTGATTGGGTTGCAACCACTGCAAACGTTCTAAGGGAGTTAGAAGGTTTTAAAGAAGAACCCTACTACGATGTGAATGCTTTCCGTGCAGGATACGGAAGCGATACATACACGACAGCCAGCGGTGAAGTCGTCCCTGTTACAAGATCATCCAGAGTGTCTCGTGAGGATGCTGAAAGAGACCTTGTGCGGCGTATCCAAACTGAGTTTGGTCAGAGGGCTAGGGAGACTGCGGGTGATGCCTGGGATGGCTACAATGCAATGCAAAAAGCAGCTTTAACTTCGATAGCATATAATTATGGTAGTATCCCAGACAGAATTGCTGGGGCTGTCAGATCAGGAGATCCTCGCAGAGTGTCCGCTGCCATTCAAACCCTAAGAGGTGACAATGAGGGCATCAATAGCAGGCGTAGACTCATGGAAGCAGAGATGATGTTGTATGGAGCAGAAGGATGAATAGATTTGAAAGACCCATCCCTGGGCAGTCTCTTACCTCCACACCCAAGAATGCTCCCTACGAGAGACCTCCAGAAATCACAGACCCTGAGCTTGCAATCCAGATGCACCTTGCCAGACTGTCTAATCCTGAGTTGATGGAAGAGGCAATGTTCCACCTAGAAATGGGTCTGGATGTTGTAAGTCTGACTGAGGGTTACCTCCGCAGTGCAGTGATGGCTGGTGTTCACTCTATCGACGTAAGTCTGATTGTTGCTCCTGTCATCCACGAGTATATTAAATCTACTGCAGACACTCTTGGTATTGAGTATGAAGAGGGTTTTGAGGACAAGGAAGCAGACGAACGCTCCCGTTATGCCCGTAATGCCATGCTGGCTAAGGACAGGATGAAGAAGGCTGGAGTCAGCCCGAAGGAAACTGCCAGACAGATTGAAGAATCTGAACCTATGGCAGAAGAGCCTATTATGGAAATGCCCGAGGAAGCACCCCGTGGTTTGATGGCAAGGAGCATGTAAGATGTGGCAGGGTATTCTACAAGGGATGATGCTTGCGGATGAAGAGAAAGCGAGAAAAGAAGGTATAGAAGAAACCCGCCGTATGCGGGAAGAGGATGTAGCCTTCCGCCGTGAACAGTTTGAGTTTCAACAGGCACAAGCTCACCGTCAGATGATCACTGAACTCTACCCCTTGATGAGGGATAGAAGTGCTGCAGCGTCTAAGTTGAATGGTCAAAGGTCAATCCTCAGTGGCTACTTTTCAGATCAACCCGAGCTTGTAGATAAGATTATAAACACGGGAAACACTGAGGCTATTTCTCGGGTCATTCAAAATCTTGAAGAGAATTTCGAGGCTGCATCCCTGGATGGTCAAGGGGAACAATATCTGCAAACCTGGGCCACAACAGTGATGAATAGCTCTAGGTTTACTGAGGCTACTCCAGGTGAGATTGACTTCTCTTTGTTCGAGGGTGTTGTATCTCCTGAAGACCTAACATCTCTTGGCTTGCCAACCACTTTCACAAGACCTGGGACGATTGAGGTGGCTCCTGTAATCTACCAGCCTGCAGCCACACCTGAAGACCTTAACGTTATAGAACGTCGCATTGCCAACACTGCAATTGAGCAGGGCAATAGAGAAATGCAACGTCTTGACAGAGCTTCCGCACAAATTACTGCAATGCTTGATAACTCTAGCCTTGACCCCGAGACAGAAAGTGCTCTTAGAGCCGATTTGATTACTGTCGGGGATAGACGTAGAATGGTTGAGGGTGCCCTAGATGATGCTACGGGTGACAGACCTTCCTTCTCTGGTGTTCTTAGTATCTTTGGCAACTCTGCAACAGACAGAGTCCTCAGTAGCAGCACTCGTAGGATTGACCCTAACAGTCTTACACCTGCTTTTACTGAGGTTTCTTCTGGTCAACCGATCACTGTCACCTCCCCCGATCAGGCTCAAAGGTTCTTTGATCTGGGTATCATCACAGAGAACGACACAATCATGTACAATGGACAACAGTTCCCAGTACGTGACCTCTTCGAGGGTTAAAAATGGAAGAAGAAGAAGAACAGACTAATGTTCCGTTCACACTCCAAAGAAGGGTAGCGGAACCCCTTCCTACTGTAGAGCCTGCACCAGAGGAAGTCCCTGTTGCAGAGCCTGTTCCTTTCACTCTTAGAAGACCAGAACCCTCTGCAGTTGAACCTGAAGTTCAACCCCTACGCCTGACCCGTACCCCACAGGAACCCCTTCCTTCAACTAGGGTTGTCCCTACATCTTCAGGCTTTATAGACTTAGATACAATCCTTGAAGAGTACAATCGCCCCTTGATCAAAGAGGACTTCCTCGAAGATGAACGCCTTCAGGAACTGGTGATCCAGAGTATGGAAGCTAGGAGAGAGGGTACGACTGCCATCGGGAGAACAGCTACAGGCATTGCTGGAGGTGCCACCTTTGCTGGCGCACAGAACTACCGTGACATGCCCTTCGAGGATGTCTTCGAGACTTGGCAGAACTACCAGCGTAGCTTTGCTGTTGGTCAGTCTGTGACTGTTGGTAATGAAATCGCCTACAGTCTTAGCCAAGATGAAGACACAATGGCCAAGCTTGGTGCTGGCTATCTTTTGTTTGGTTCTATGGATGATGTTATTACTGGTGAAGGTACTTGGAGAGAGATGGGTGATGCTATTCTGGACTATGCTCGTGGTGTAGTCTGGGATCCAACCACTCTGGCAACCCTAGGTATTGGTAGAGCCTTGTCTGCTGGTGCTACAAGGGCAAGTGCAGCCGCAGCCAGAAACGTAATGATCAGAGCCTACAGACGTTCTTTGTCTCGTGGGGCTACTGGTCGTGCTGCCATTGCTGCTGTTGGTGCATCTGCTGCCGCAGCCCCATACATCGCCCCTGACCTTGCACTGAATGTTGGTATAGACATTCTACAACAGGGCCAGCTTATCCGTACTGATGCTCAGGAAGAATACAGTGGTGCTCAGACAGCTCTGGCTGCTGCAGGCACTATGGCTATTCCTGCCATCATGCTTGGCATCAAGGGTGCTGGTGCCCTGCGTCGTGGTGCTCTGAGAGACACTTGGCTTGGTGCTACTGACACAGCCTACCTCGAAAGAACCATGACTGATGTACAGGCATGGGAGGCTACTGCACAGAGGGTTGACCGTGATCAACTCATCGACTTCTCTGATGATACCTTCGGTAGGCTTGAGGGTAATCCCGATCTGTTCCTTGGCTGGACCGATGCAAAGATTGTTGCTGGGGATATTGTCAATGAGCAGGGTGAAAGACTTAATGACAACGACGTGATGAATCTCTTCGAGAGGTACTTCTGGTTTGGGGATGCAGGGGAAGAGGCCAAAGGTTACTTCCTCACACTCAAGGACGCAGGATTCGTTGTTCACCCTTCAATGCTAGAGAACAATACGATCTCTGGTGTCTATGGGCAGGCTATCACACTGATGTCTGACGAGGCTGCAGAGAGAGTTGTCAGAGGTTTTGAACAGGCATCTGGTAGACAGCTTGGCATTGAGCCTACGGCTGATGGTCTTGCTGCACATTTTATCAGTAGAAGTACACAGCTTGGTGAAGGTCTGGGTATTAGGTCGCAACTTAGTCGTTGGGAAAGACAGGGTCTGTCTGGTAGAGAATTGCTTGAGGCAACTGCAGGCAGAAATGCACAGGCTGATGAACCTCAGGTTGGGCAGTTCGCAGTCTCGATCTACAAAAGACTTCTCACCTCTCACCTTGCAACTACTGGTGCAAACCTTAAGGGTTTTGCCCAGCTTGTGCAGATTGACACCCTGGCAGACATCTTCTCTGCATCTGTGTATGCCACACAGTCTTCCTTCTACAACAGAGTGAGGGGTGACACAGAGGCTGCTACACGCTTTGCTAACCAAGCCTGGGCAAGTCTGTATGCCCCTGCCAGAAGAGCCGCTGGTGCCCTGTCCCCTGACCTAGACTTAGACTATGCTACAAAGGTTCTGGAAATGAACCCCGAAGCAATGGAAAGACTGTTTAGAGAGATCTCTGGGGACAGTGGTCCTACCCAGGCTCTGTCTCAGTATAATCTGGAGGGGAGTAGCGTAGCCAGAGGTGCTGATGCCATTGCTCGTGGCACTCAGACCCTGACCCTTGTTACCCTGCAAGACAGTACCACCAAGAGGTGGGCATTTGCATCTAACTTGGACAGAGAGATCATGCGTAACTACGGGGTAACTGCTCAACAGTTCTGGGCTAGGCAGGATTCCGCTCTGGAGATGCGTTCTGATACCTTCCAGGCAGCACTTGACCGTGCAGTCTTCCGTACTCAGAGACAGACAGCTTCCGTAAACTGGACTACCCTACCTGGTCGTGATGGTATGCGCTGGGCTGCTAAGTCTTTCGAGGATGGTATCAACAGAAACTTTGGTGGTGCATTAGGTTTCGTTGTCCCCTTCCCCGCATTCATGAATACCACTGTCGCTACCCTGGGTGACTTGTCTGGTGTGAATGCTATGAGAAGACTGTATGGTGCGTCCAGAGGAAGACCAATGGACTATGCAGACCAAGACTTCGGAGAGTTGATGGGCAAGGCTATTGCTGGTTGGACTATCGTTGCTGCCACTGTACCTGCTGCTGTTGAGAGAATCCAGGGTGGTTACTCCTGGAGTCAGGACGTTGATCCCAGGACTGGTGCAATCGAAGACAGAACTTTTGACTGGCCTGGCTCTACTATCAGGCTTATGGGCCAGATGATTGCTCACAGCATTGTGGGTGAGAACGTCTCAAGTGATCCCAACGAACTTGCTGCTCAGATTGGCAGGGGAGAGGTGACGTTTGATTTGGCCCAAGTTCCAGCAGACTTGATTAGAGAGTTTGGTATTCAGGCTGGTCCTGGCCAGGCACTCAGAGATTTTGATGGCTCCCTTCAGACTGTCAGAGAGACGCTCAACACAGCTTTGGAAAACCCCGAAGACATGGGGGAAGCTTTCACAGACCTTGCTATCTCCCTGCTTACCAAACCAGTCCAGGGTGCGCTTAGACCTCTTGATCCGATCAACATGGCTGTAGGCTTGGCTCGTGATGGCAACATGAATCCTGATCTTCGTCAGGGTCCAGAGCAGTTGAACCAAGCGTTCCGTTACATCAACCAGCTTCTGCCTGAAGTGTCTGGTGTAGACGACCTTCCTAGAAGAGCTACCCCCTTAAGAGGTACGAGTCAGAACGTTGATTTTGGTCGTCAGATCCTGGGTAACAGGATGTCGAGAACGCCCAACGTAGCCGAAGCTATGTTCAATTCTGCAGGTATACCAAGCTGGAGGTCTGTCAGATGGGATGGTCCACCTGAAGTGAGAAACTTCATGGATGGTCTGGCTGCTCCGATCTTTGAACGTGAGGCGATCAGGGCAATCAGGGATAACCCTGACTACTTTGAGATGACAACCCAAGAGAAAGAGATTATTCTTGGTGACATTCGTGGTAGAGTGAGATCTCAGGTGATGGACATCATGGAGACTCGTGGTACACCAAGAACCCTCAACGCTGCTCGTAGACTGGCTGGTGCTAATCAGGCAAGGGTGAGGGAGGTGATTAACTTCCTTGGGTATGAGGGTGACTTGTCTGACATCCTTGCTCAGGAGGATGGCTTCGAGGCTCTTTCTCGTATTCAGTACTTCGTAGACAACTATGACCAGATCTTCCACGGAGAGTTGAGAATCAGCAGATAAAAAGAGGGGGCCACCGAAAGGTAGCCCCCTTAGTCATTACTCTAGTTTCTTATTAGTCGTCTCGCAGGAAGAAGTCAGCCCACTGATATGCTTCCTGCTTCACATCCCCCATCCTTGCCATGCCCCTGCCATTGATCAGTAGTGCGTTCATAGCTTGACCAGCAAGATAGGTTCTGTTCGTAAGCTCTCCAGGCTTAGGCGGGGGTGTAAGGACTTTCTTCCTTGATGCCCTGAACCTGATAGCCTCCTGTTCTAGACTGTTCTCGTTCTCTAATTCGGTCGAGGTTGGAGAAGTAGGCTTTGCTGAACCCAAACTCCCAGTCTCTGTAGTCTTTTGTGTTTTGCCTGTACGGGTTTCCAAGTCTACCCTCCTTAAATGCTTTGATCCCCTCATTAAAAGGTTTCATGTTCTGTCCACTCCCCAGATTCTAGCTTCTCTTTCACGATCTTCTTCATGAACCTAGCGTTAATCTCTGCCTGCATACCGAAGAGTTCCCCCAGTTCGTCCAACTCCTGCCCCTGCTGATAGGTGACGTAGGCTAGGTACAGACTGAGCACCAGGTTAGCGATCAAGATCCACTCAAAGATCGTCATCGGACACCACCTCGATCAGCCTGTTCTGATACCACTGTGCCTTCTTCAGATCTTCAAGACCATTCTTATAGCGCCAGCGGTGCAGATACTTAGCAATGTTCCCACGAAGGTAACCAATGAACTCTTCTCTGGTTAGGAAGTCTTCGATGTAGTCAATACATTCGATACTGCCCCCGCCGTACAAATAGTGGGAGGGGTTGTTTACAGGATCATGTTCCGTCATTTTCTACATACTCCGCAGCTTTGTAGATGGTAAGGCTATCGTCCCTCAACAACCCTATGGCTCGATTACAAGTATTACAGAGTAGCCCCCTAACCTTACCCGTATCATGGTTATGATCTACGTAAAGTCTTTCTTCTGCCCCGCAAATAGCACACTGCCCACCTTGCTCATCTATCATAAGGTCGTAGTCTAACAGAGTCATACCGTATTTTTTCTTTAACGCTAGCTCCCTCTGTCTCTTTGTGTATCCAGAGTTGTGGTAATGACTTTTGCAACAGTCTTTGCATCTCTCTTGGAGACCGTCAGGTTTAGCCTTGTTCTTTGCAAAAGCCTCTAGGGGTTTGTCCTCTTGACAACGGTAACATTTCTTCTTTTCCTGGCCATAGTGAGAGGGGCTGTTAACCCTGTCCTCTTTGTAGGATCTGGTCTCTATATCAATACACTTCTCAAAGTCAACCCAGCGGGTGTGACTGTACGTGTACCCACTGGGGTACTCTAGAACACTGCCATCCTTTGGGTCTACGTACACATCTACCCAGTCCTCCTGGTCGTCCCACTTCCACTGATAGTTAGGTGTCATCACAGACCCTCTTTGATAAATGTTTCTACCCACAACTTTGTCATGTCGCTTCGGACAATGTCTTCTACACCAAACTCCACAATAGGTACAGGGAGCATGTGCTTCTTGACAATGTGTACTACCTTGGACAGACCGTCAGCCTCCTTCAAGTCTGACTGCATGACATCACCATTAAGTACAAGTTTACTATTCTCTCCGACCCGTGTCAACAACATCTTCAACTCGTGGAAGGTGATGTTCTGACTCTCGTCGCAGATGATGAAGGCATCCTCGAAGGATCGCCCTCGCATTAGAGCCAGCGGAGCAACCTCGATGTTGCCAGACTTGACTGCTGTCTCGACCACACCCTTCCCCAACTTCTTTTCCAGAACATCTAGAACAGGCAAGGCCCAGGGCGCTGCCTTCTCTTCGAGTGTCCCAGGCAAGTAGCCAATGTCCTTACCCACTGCCACATGGGGTCGAGTGATCACGATCTTGTTAATCTCCTTCAGGTGGTACAAGTTAGCAGCAAAGGTAGACACAACGTAGGTCTTACCTGTACCACTAGGTCCGAAGACGATCACTTGGTCCGACTCTTCCAGCGCCCTGATGTACTGGGCTTGGTTCTCATTACGGGGTATAAGTTCAATAGTCTGTTTCGTTTCATCGTGCTTTGTACGAACACGTCGAGTACGAGGCTTCGGCTTCTGCTGTACCATTTGATACCCTATAAGCTAGACTACAATAAGCTCTGCTTCTGTGTAGTCGATGTGAAAGAACTTTTCTCCAGCACGAATCTGTCTACCAAAGGCGGGCTTGAGTCTCTCCTCCGTCATCTGTGAACCTTTAATCAACCAGCACTGAGACAGGTTGTGGTTGAAGACATAGAAGTTGACGTTCATGTTGTACTTCTTCAGGAGCCTCTGTTTCCTCTCAGGGATGCGTATCTCAGTCCAGGACTCAGGCCAGTCATCCTTCCAGGCTGTCTTCACCTCTGCCTCACTGTAGATCGTAGTGCCATCCTTCTCGGAAACAACATCAGCATAGAAGTTCTCAGACACAGTCTTGATAGAGTGACCCTGGTCTTCCAGAATCTTTACCAGTTGCTCCTTGGCAGGATTGTCATGCTTGTCGTACAGGTGTTGTTCAAAAGGCTTTCTCATCCCTGACCTCGGCTTGGTTTGTATGAACGCTTGTGTGACTTGTTCATAGAAGACATCTTGATACGGGACTTGGTTTTACCCTGGGAAGTTTTCTTGCGGTTGCGTTCAGGCTTCCAGACTTGACCTGTTGCGATCTTTGCCATTGTCAGAACTCATTCGTTGTTTTAGGGATACTACCTGCAGTCATACGTGGCAGAGGTCTCTCAGGATTAGGATGAGTAACAGGCCATGTAAACCCAAGGCAACGAGACTTGTCCAGACGGGCGATGTTGACCATATTGCTCTGGTTGCCACCGAGGACATAGTAGTCACTATCATCCTCACCAACAACGAAGCCTACATGCCCACCAGTTCCACGAGAGAAGACAATGATAGCCCCGTAGCAGGGTTCAACTGGCTTTCCAAACTTTAACCAGTTCCGTGCCCAGTAGGGGTTCTTGCCTACTGCTCCAGTAAAGGGTTCGTCAGGCAGACTGTTCTTGATGGCAGTCTCGGTGTAGTCTCCACACCAGGGCATCTTCTCTGTGTCACCCAGACGCTGACCATCACTCTTCAACCAGTTAGTCAGGGCAGTCTTGTCACGCCCCTCATGTAAACCAAAGACTTTCTTCCCCTCGATGATCCAGGGAAGTTCCTGCTGCTTCTTCTTGAAAAGATTCTTAAACATATTCACCCCGCTGAACGTGTAACAAAGTTAACTCGGATCTTCTTGGGATCGAAGTACTTCTGGATTGTATCCTGTGCAATGCCAATGTCCACAGGCTTACAGGAGAAGATGTCGATGTAGGCATCACCATTCAGGTCAACCATATGACCAGAGATGTTGCTGGTCTCAATCATCTGACAGAAGCTGATGCCTGCCTTGTCAGGGGCATGGGTAGCAAAGTGTTCGATCATCGGTTCACCAAAGGCAACCATGTCGATGGCAGGAACAAGTTCCTTGATGAAGTTGTAGACATGCTCCTTGTCACTGATCAGATCAATGTCACAAGCAGCACAGTCAAACATTGCGTGGTAGCCCCAGTATGCCATAGGTTTCTCCTGTGTATGGCCTTCCCGCCGTGATTCGAACACGGAACCTACGTTTTAGAAGAACGTTGCTCTGTCCAGTTGAGCTACGGGAAGTTATCTAATACGGTAATTCTAACATGTTTAAGATGCAAACTGCAAGCATTTTTACTTATACGATAAGAGCGACAGTCAGGGCTAGGGCAAGCGTCATGTCACCCTGACTGTCTAAAGACTTAACGCACTCTCTGTGAGGGGCGTCCCCCAGCAAAGCATGACGACCACACGGCCCCTGACCTCTACCTCACCCGCTACGCAGTCCTAGTAGAGACTGTCTGATAAACAGGACACAAGACTTTCTCATGTCCTGTCTGTGATACATTGAGCAGTTTACCTTCATGCTCAGGAAGCCCTACTCGTGATGGGCCGTAGCCTATCGTGCAGGGATTCTTAAGTCAAGTCTACAATCTTCCTTCTTTCTCTATACCATGTAGTCTTTGGTACATTAAACTTCTTAGCAACCTTGTAGGAACAAACATCGAAGACCCAGCTTGGGTACTTGTCGTTTGCTCTCCTGCCATCCCACCTTCGGAGTGCATGTTCTCTGCATATCTCCTTAGTCTCATCTGTATGCTGCATCCCATGGGCTGAGTGTTCCCCACCAAGAGATTTGTTATACAACTGCCAAGGCTCATGAAGAGATATAAGTAGTTTCTCTTTCTCTTGCAAGGAGGTCAGACTATCACAAACCATTACAACACTCCACTCAAAAGAGTCAGGTCCATACTTTCTTAGCGCCTTGTGAAAGTGTAGATTAGAACCCGACTTTGCTGAACGCAAGTGCTGCGATTTCCTGTGATTCAGGGTATGGGTGGTAAGGCCCACGTAGACCTTACCATTGTTTTTATTGTAGGCTTCGTAGAGTATCATACCCCACAAGACCCCCCAGTCCCACTGATGTCACAGATGTCGTGGGTCTCAACATGCTCGTAGAACTCTTCTCCGAGTTTCGACACTGCCTCAGCGTAAGGTACAGAAGTCAGAGGCTGACCACCACGTGCCCCATCAGGGTAACAAGTAAAGCCTCTGAGACGGTGTGCGTACTTGGCAAGAGTGTTAGCAAACGTATCCACAGTATCTTCATTATTAAGCTTAGACCCCCAAGAAGGTAGGTTAATAGTAGAGGAGATCGACATATCAACGTAGTCCTGAACGTCAGCCTGGAATTTGATACGACGCTCATAGTCATCTGCCAGATCCAAGGCACTCTCTACGTTCTCGGGGTTTGCCCCATAAAACTCAATCAGTTCCTGTGCTGCACTATCAACAACGTACTGATAAGCCCACTTGTCTTTGCCTTTCAGATAACGGCGCTTGTATGCCACAGCAAAGATAGGTTCGATCCCAGTGCTAGTCCCAGCAAGAATGCCAATGGATCCTGTCGGTGCAATAGCACGATTAGCGACAGGGCGGCTAACAGACAAACGATCAGAGAAAGACTTACTAACATCATCAGAAACCCCCTTGTAAACAGACAACCACTGGTGCAACTCTGGCGTAACCTCGTAGCTGTAACCCTTCTTAATCAGCCACTCATGCACACCCATGAACCCGAGACCCAGACGACGGTTCTTTGCACGAGTTAGGTAGACTTTGTCGTAGGGCAGTTGAGCCTTCAGTGTACCACAGATCAAGAACATTGTGCCAAGACGTACAACATCACGGAGTTCTTCAATACTTTCAATACGACCAAAGTTCAAAGAGCCAAGGTTGCAAACATCACTGTCATCCTCAGAAGTAACTTCTGTACAGGCATTACGTAGAGTCTCACGTTCCTTGTCAAAGAAGTTGAAGGAGAAGCCAGGCTCTGCTGTCTTCAATGCCTGACGGACATTCTCTTTGAAGACCTTACCAACATCACCTGTCTGCCAAAAGTTCAACAACCATTCTGTATCGTAGTTGACAGAGATGTTTGTCATGTCAAGGGGTGCAGGGAAGTTAAAGTCTTCCTGCTTAATATCCCACAAGCTTTTTCCTGTCTTACCTACAGGCATAGCCTGCCAGTCTTTGGCTTTGAGGAACTGATCAATGTCACCATGCTTCCAATTCAACGAGGCATAGATTGCAGAACGACGGGAGCCACCCTGCATAACCCGACGACCAATCTCGTTGATCATATTCATCTTGGGAATAGGACCAGATGCTTGACCGCCTGTACGTTGGATGGGTGTTCCCTCTGCACGATAAACAGAGTAGTCAACACCAATGCCACCACCAGTCATCAAACAGGACTCTGCCTTCCATGACAGGTCTGCCCAATCCTCACGGGTATCTTCCTCGGCACGAAGCAGGTAACAATTATTGAAGAACTTATTAGGACGACCAGCGTAATACAGGTAGCGACCACCTGGAATAAACTTAAGGTCTCGGATGTACTCTTCGAGTTGATCCTTGTCCTCCTTAGAGACAGCATCACCTGCAACAGACATCACATCTGCTACAAGAGTCTTGGCCAGGGATGCCCAAGTCTCTGCACCCTCATGCCGATACTTGTGGTTAAAGATGTCTTCCGAAAACTTGCTTCGGAACATGGGGTTTAGGTTAGATTTGTATTTCATCATTTCCTCTTATACTAAATCAGTCAAATCGACTTTGGGGAAGTCGGGGTTCTTCAGAATCTTTCCATCAGCACGTCGCTGGACAGAACCATCAGGTTGAATACAGCGGCCAAGGTTGTTCTCGTGTACTCGTCGTACTGCCTCGTTCAAGTCCCAGCCCTTAGCATTGGCGAAGCCATAGATAACATAGACAAGATCGGCAAGCTCCTTGAGTTGCTCCTCCCGTGTGTCTCGCTGATACTCAGACCGCCACTCGTCTGCTTCTTCTGCAATCAACCCAGCATACAGGAAGGGTTGAGGAAACTGATGGGTCTTAATTGCGAACTCCTTGACCATCTGTGGAACGGTCATGGGCTTAGTGTCAGGGGGTGTAGCTGACCAGTAGCCAAAGGCATCAAGGTCATGTTCATTGATCATCTCACTATCTCCGAGTCAATATATTTCAGATGTAGTTCATCGTGATCATAGATCAAGTCACTGACTGCCGACATAACAGAGTCAAGGATTTCGTCCGTCTCCTGTTTGAGTAGGCCAGAAGACTTGTCTATTTGCACGAGAAGGTGTAGCTCTATTTCCATTACAGAAAGCCTCTAGTTATACTGATTTGAACAGGACAGTCAAGTTTCAATTCTGTCGCCCCTTAAGAAGTTTCATGAAAAAGTCTAGGTCTACCACCACAAGCCAAGCCTTTCTGTCTGATCGAAAGAAAACTACAGGGTCTTCGTTCTGCTTAACATGATTCTTAGCCTGATCCATGAAATCGTAGAAGGTCTTGCCCATATCCTTCCGACGCTTTACCTCGATAGCCAGGTTCAACTTCTTCCTAGCAGCAGGGGATAGCTGGATGTCTGCCCCGCTATCCCCCATTGTTGTAGACTTGATGTCGTCAGGCTCGAACTCAGGGAACTCAGCCAGCAGCCTGTCCCTGATTTCTTGCTGACCAAGCCTTCCCTTTGCTTTGCCTGCTCTGCTCATTCGATCAACTCAGGTACTTTAGGTTCAGACTCCACATCAACCAACCAGACTGGACCTGTGCTGTACAGGAACTTGCGGGCCTCAGGGTAACAGATCCCCTTGAACTCGCAGTAGCTGCACTGGGTGTTCAGCTTGGTGTTGGGTGAAGTAGAACTCTGGGGTACAGGTGGTAGTCGTTCCTCTGGTAGGTCACCAGCGACCATCGCCTTGACTCGTTCCATCTCTGCTTCCTTGGTGGCCAACTCCTCGGTGAAGTCGTACATGTCGAGGCAGAGCTTGAAGCGATCCTTCTGTACTGCAAGGAAGGCACCCTTGGTCTTATCCTTCACCAACGGATCATCCTTACCAGCATAGACATAAGAACTAAGCTGGCTGATGTAACCGAAGGGGTCTTCCTCCCGAAGGTTGTTCTTGGCAAACTTCTGGAAGCTGAAGCCTGTGCAGGACTTAACGTCAACAGTGATACCGTCGATGACTGCATCACGATGACCCTTGATCCCATGAACTTCAAGGCGATCCTGCTCACCCTGAACGTCATGGCCTGCAGCCTTGGCTAGTGCGAGGACGAAGACTTCCAGCAGGTCACCATAGAAGAAGGTGCCTAGAGTTTCTGGAGTGAGTGGTTCCCCCTGATCCGAAGCATTGATCTTGTACCAAAGCTTACGATCACAGGGAGTCCCGATTGCTGAGAGGCCCAGGTAATCCCTGGGCGTCTGAGGTTCACTGAACCTGCTCTCTGCTACCTCTGCAATGCCTTCTGAAAG